CACCGATTGCAGCAAGGACACAAATGAATGCACGGAAAGTAATAGAATACATCGTGTCAGTTGCAAATCCAGCAAAGACCATAAGTTCACTCGCAAATCCACTCATACCTGGCAGTGCCAAGGATGCCATAGAGCACACAACCCACATCGCAAACATAATCTTCATACTCTTACCAACTCCACCCATCTCAGCGAGTTCGAGAGTATGAGTTCGGTCATATGTTGCACCCACTAGGAAGAATAGAGATGCACCAATCAGACCATGACTAACCATTTGGAGCATCGCACCACTGGTTCCGAGAACACTATAACTTCCGATACCAATGAGTACAAATCCCATGTGACTGATCGAACTATATGCGATCTTGCGTTTGAGATTTCTCTGTGCAAATGATGTCAATGCCGCATAGATGATATTAACAACTCCAAGAACAATAAGGACTGGAGCAAATACGGAATGTGCATCAGGCAAGAGTTGACAGTTGAATCGCAGAAGTGCATATCCACCCATCTTCAAAAGAATACCTGCAAGCAACATATGAACTGGTGCAGTTGCTTCACCGTGTGCATCAGGCAACCAAGTGTGCAAGGGCACGATTGGGAGTTTGACACCAAAGGCAATCAAGAATCCTGCATAACACCAAAGTTGGAAATTTTTTGGGAATCCCTGATTCATCAAATAAGTGTATTCAAAGTTCGGAGAACCGTTTGATGCCCAGAATCCCATTGCAAGTCCTGCAATAAGAATGAATAGAGAACTACCTGCAGTGTAAATGATGAATTTAGTTGCAGCGTACTGGCGTCTTTTACCACCCCAGATCGCAAGCATTAGATAAACAGGTAATAGTTCCAGTTCCCAGGATAGGAAAAATAGAATGAGATCCTGTACTGCAAAAACCATAATCTGCCCACCATCCATAAGTAATAGCAGGAAGAAAAATAATTTTGGTTTGAATCTAAGAGGCCATGCAGCGAGTGCTGCAAGACTGGTGATAAAACTTGTCAGAAGAATGAGAGGCATCGATAGACCGTCTGCACCCACAGACCAGGTTAGACCCAGTTCAGGCAACCAACTAATCCTCTCGGACATTTGTAGATCGCTTACTGAGGGATCATACCCATTGATATACCCAGCAACAGTAATTAAAAACGTGATTAATGTGATTGATAATCCATACCACCGAACAACTTTTCCATCTCCCTTATCTGGTAGAAGAGGAATGCCAAGTGCGGCAGTAATTGGAAACAATATTGATAAACTCAACCAAGGCATGTTTTAGGCAAAAAAGTCACCTATATTATAACATAAAAAAAGAGACCCGAAGGTCTCTGTATATCAACGGCGAAATCCACCCCTAGGCATTGGAGTACCAAAATCAGGAAGTTCAGGCATTCGTGAACATGGACGTTTGAATGTACAGCGTTTCTTTGGACGATTGATAAATCCAGGTTTACCACCAGGACTTCCAGAATTCCAACCTTTTGCTTCTGCAACAGTACCTCCCGTGATGGATGCAAGAGTAGCAACCATTAGGGGAAGAACGAATAGTTTAGTCATTTCATTTAATGTAGAGGATATAGTTACCCATCCATAAATGGGTAAGTACGTCCTAACAAATTATATAGACATAAAAAAAGAGGGGTTGCAACTGGATTTTGCCAGTTGCGCCCCTGCGGCGACGATATTCGTTAATATTTATGAGAAAATCATAACCAATCTTTTCTCTTATAGTGATCAGGTATAACCTTACCTAGTTTGATACTCAGTAACCCATCTTCAAAGCTGACTGATGCAATCTCCTGATCGTCTGAGATTGTCCATGCTCTCTTAAAAGATCTTTGAGCAACTCCACGGTGGATGTACTGATGGTCACTCTTCTTGTCGTCTTTTGTCCCTTCAACAAAAAGTTTACCATATTCTGTGTAAACATTGACTTCATCTTGTTTAAATCCTGCGAGCGCTAATTCTAACACCGTCTCGACATTATTTAACTGTATCACATTGTACGGCGGATAATTTTGCGTACTTTCGTGAACTTTAAAGAGTCGGTCAAAGTATTCATCCATTCCGATGCTGTTTTTATTCAATCGTTCTAAGAGCGCAGGAAGGTCTGACGCATTGAAACGCATTAGGTCTGTCATGTGGTTCTCCTTGATTAAGCGAGTAACGTTGTGTGGACCCCGAAGGCATCCATTACTATTTAACCAGAGAACGAAAAAAAGAGGTATGGTAACAACCGTACCTCTTTATAGGGTGTTCCGACTTTTGAAGCGACCGCACGAAAGATCGCAATATTATTTATGCTCGTTGTAATAGAAGTTGTAATCAGTCATTCCCATAAAAAGTTTATTTCTCATATACCTAATAAACTCTTGTTCATCAGCAGGTCTCCTAGGAGCTCCTGGCCAGATTTCAAGATAATGATTTAAGGAATCATGAAGACTACGAACTGCATTAATATCAAGATCTAATGACATCATCCACCCGTCTTCTTCGGGTTCTGGGAAATACAGTTCGTCTTCGTCGTTCATGATACTGGTTTCTTTTTCTTACCAATATTATATTTGGATTCTAGAATCCAATCATTTTTATCTTTATAAGATAACACCTTAATTTGATTTAGTGGTGCAACATCCAATACAGAATCTGGACTTAAAATAGTGATCAGTCCCCAATCAGATAGAAGATTAATGATGCGATTCCTACGCTGCACATCATTAACAGTAAGATTAGCATGTTTACCATCCAATGCAAAGAGTTCTTTAAAGTGAACAATGTAATACTTACCCTGTTTATGCAGGATATGGCATGATTGGTAAATCTTTTTTTCTTTACGGGAGGCGACTCCGATACGAGTCAAGGTCTCTCTTACTTTTAGAAAATCGTCTGGTTCGTTTAGAACCACTTCGATCATTTGATCTTGCGACCATGAAACCTCAGGTTCAACAAAGGCACTCATCTTTTACCTCCAACATCAAGCTTATCTTTAATAAATGAGATTTGTTCTTTGGTAAGAATCTTCAGAGCTTGTTGAGCCTTTTCATTACTATAACCATAGTATGATTTTACTGCATCAAGGTCATTAATCTTATCCTTTTTTAGCCACGGAGAAAATCTTTTCCGTTTCCTAACGGTATTTATAAAGAAATCATATTGGAGACGAGATGGTAGTTGGTGATTGACATTCATCTCGTTTGCAAACATAACAGTGTCGATAAATCCAGACAGACACTTATTGATAATAAAGGGAGGATATTTCTTTTCCCAGGTGGGATCCTCCTCACTCATAAGATATTCTTTTGTGAAATTAATCGAATTTAAATAGTCTTTCAGTTCGTAGCTCATGATTCAAATACTGCGTTTACACCAACAATAGTTACACCTGGGTTTCTAGCCAAAGCGACTTTTCTTGCCTCTTGATAATCTCGGACAAAGTAAGATTCTTTAAATATTGTTCCACCACGATACATCGTTACTTCACATTTCATATTTCTCCGCCCTTTCGTCTGGTGTAGTCCAGAAGTAATCATCACAATCACCAAGTCTTCCCCACTCAACACCATTCTCTACCTGATAGAACTGGGTAGACACTTTGAAGTCTGGCACCTTAGGTTCTTGGGGAGTCATAGAGATATCATAAATGCGACACCTGTTATTTGGATACAATGCATACTGACCATTTTTAAGTTCAATCAAATTGAATGACTTATGTTCGTCGGGGAGTTCACTAGTAGATGCATCAATAGTGTCGATATTCCCGTGGTAGTTATCAAGAGTACAAATATATGTGCCTTTGATATTTCCAAAGTGTCTTGTTCTTACTTCCCACTCCATCGATGCAACAATACTTTTTTCAATAGCAGTTACATCGTAATCCATGCAGTTCCAAAACTGAAGATTAGGTAGATCTAAATCAGGGTCTGGTGTTACTGGGCGAGAAACAAAAGCACTGATCGGTAGTTTATCGTACATAGCTCCATATTCTGGGAGATATGTTTCAAAATAAAATGCACGACCAGGAATACTCTTTGCAGTAACCCAGAGTCCCTCCACAAACTCACCATGACCACTTTGGTGATCTGTTAGATACTCTTTACGAACCCAAACTTTCTCTGTGGGTAGATTGCATATTAGAGTCATAAATTTTTTAATTATCTAATAATATCTATCTCATCAGGATTTGAATTCCAGGTTTCAACCTTTGTGCGAAGTCTACCTTCAGATTTCAGTTTCTCATATCGGTTGGATGCTTTCTTCTTCCACCATTTAATCAAGTTCTCGGTATGGAACTTTTCATAATTTTGGCCAGGAGTAAGAGTTTCTTGTTCACCCATAATAACTTCACGAGCGTTGCTGAATCCATAGTCAGACATGTAGAAACGTTTTTGTTCAGTCAGATTTTTTGCACTTACAATCGCAGTTTGGAACTCCGCAACCTTGTGAGAAGGTAAGCTTTTTTTGATCACTGAGATCATTTTCTGTTGGGTTTTGAGTTTGCGACTGGATGCGTCCTCCTTCACCAGACTCTTGTCCCCGTTGCGTGCTATGAACCATTTGTTTAACTCCTGAAAAATCTCATCGTGCAGAAGAGGTGTGAAATCACTCTGTGTGAGTCCCTTATACCTCATGTATGGTTTGAGGCCATCGTACTGCGAAGAGGACTTTGTAGACCCGTAGAGCGACGTTGTTTCAAACAGACAGATGTCTGAGTCATATTTACTATTTAACGTCTCACGGGCGGTGTGAGAACAACACAGGAGCGCCAGGAGTTTACCACCCAGGTAATTAAAACCGAATGGTTGAGTCGGGACAATAATAAATCCCATGATCGCATGACGATTGAATCGTGTCAGTTCAGGAACACTACCCAACCATTCATTGCGAGGTTTACTATTAATTGTCGGAGAACCAAACCTACAGAATCCTAAGATCTTATTTGTGTTCATCTCTTTGACAATCCACTTCAAGGACTTACCAGGAATGGAGTCTTCGATAGCGTGAGATGTAGTGACTTGCAATCTCTCGCTAAAGTATTCGTTACTAAAACCACCCTTGACACCTGCAGGATACACTCGGATATCCATGTCTTCGGGGTGCATATCAAATGCGTCAAACATATCATCCTCTGGACCCATACCCAGAATGGATGTTTGCATTTGACTCATTCGGTCAAGTTTCACATTACGCAGATATTCATCGATACGTCCCATATTGGAGAAGTAATCGATGAATTTGTCAGCTGCGTAAATTGCATCATCAAGTTCTAATTGCATATCAAACAATCAATTTCTTACTCTCAGGAGTAATCAACTTACTCCCAAACATTTCATTATACTTCTTTCCGACATTTTCTTCAACTTCTGCAACGTAAACTACATGTCGCATGTCCATTGTAATCTCGGGGTTCTCTTTACTGATGACAGTTGCCCAAGGAGCGAATCCTACATTCTGAGCACTAGGAAGAACTACAAGACCATTCTTCACAGTAATGGTATTTTCATTCTGCGAAATTAGTTCTGCAATAATTTCTTCACCAGTAACAATACGAATCAGTTTTACATCAATCATCTTTTCTTACCTCAACTCGAACGGAATCATTCTTAATAATATCTACAATGTTTACATATGCCCAAGCAGTAAAGACTTGAGGGACAATGAATGCAACCATCGCGACAATCCAGAACCAATAATAATAGTTCTCTTTAGTCTGTGTCCTTTTCTTTTTCTTCATGACATAAATGCATCTAATGCACCATAATTTTGCATAATTTCACTTGAATATGAATTGGGATCTTTGCCCTTTCCATCAACCTGCATATTCATCAGGGGAGAACGACCAAACTTCCGTTGATACTGATAGATCTCATAGTGTTCCCTAAAGATCAACCAGGATTTTAGACAATGATCTGGATCTTCTTTCGGTGGAGTAATAAATCCAACCCAAAGTGGCATGCCAGTCAAAGTTCCATTGAGAACATCATCACCAAAACCATACTTCTCTTTGAAGAGTTCATATTTCTTTTCAGAACACTCTCCAGTAGTCAGTGGTCTGTGATGTGCAGTCATCCTCTTATGTAGGTGAGTTCTCAACTTTCCTTTATGTCCATTTTGTTTGTCATAATAGAATCCCCGTGGTCCACCAGACTCCCCAATGTAGACACATTCCTCAAAATCTGAAGGGCAATCACATGAAGATGGCATCTTGTCATTAAAAACAAATCCATATACTGCACCACGCAT